TGCAGAAGCAGTAAAACAATGGTTTGAAAAACAAATAAAATAACGGAGGTAAATACATGTGTACTTTAATAGAAACTAGAATATTAAATGCACTAGAGAACAACAAATGTAGCTACGCAAATATGTGTAAATATTTTACAAAAGAAACATTAAGAGTAAATATATGCAGATTAAGGAAAAAAGGCTTTAAAATCAAACCTGTGGAAAATTGGGGGTATATAAAGGAGGAAACAAATGGAAAAATTAAGTAAAGAAGATTACAGAGAAGCTAAAAATTGTTTAAAAAGATATAATTACAATTGTATAACAATATTGAATATAAAATGGGATATAATGGGGCTAAGCTCTGCAGTTGTAGATGGAATGCCCAAAGCACCTTACAGAATATCGGATTCCGTTTTAAACAGTGTTATATTGTTGCAGGAGAACGAACAGCTACAGCAATGCACTAAAGAGTATAAAGCTGTAGTACAAGCATTACAACTAGTAGACACTATTACAAAAGAGATTTTTGTAGAAGAATATCAAAAACGGAAACGATAACAGGTGGAATATTGCAGACAAGTTAAATATAAGCATAGATACTTACAAAAGAAGAAAGAGAAATTTAATTTTGCTGGTACATAAGGAACTAAAAAAAGAAGCTGTTTAAGGCTTCTTTTACTATTAATTATCTTATATAATCATAGATTGTATATGTGTTTTCTCCTGTTTCTTCGTTATAGTCTTCGGTGTAAAGAATATTATTCCTATTTTCTGTCCCATCCTCATATACCCAAATTTCTTGTAAATCTTCATGGAAAGGAATTGTATTAGGTTCTCCTACATAAGAATCTCCTTCAAACTCACATTTCACATTTTCTATATAATCATTAAACTCTTGTTGTGTTAAATTTTCCTCCACAATTAACATTTCCTCTGCTTCAAATTTTCTTGTTTTCATAATAAAAACCACCTTTCTAATTTATTTATATTACTACTAATTAAATTAATTTTTCATGTCTTCTAAATAGTCTAAGTATGCAGATATTGTAGTGTGTTCTTCATCTTCACTTTGTCCACTTAATCTAGCACTGTCTTGTAATGCTTCTAAAAGTTGCCAAGTGTATTTTAAACCAAGTGATTGCATCCTGTCAAATTCTTCTTGTGTCATCATTTTTTCAAGTTGTTCTGCATCCATATTTAAAATTTCTTTAACTTTCATAATAAAAACCTCCTAGAGTGCCAACCTTTTGGTTTGGTCTTATCTCTTAACTTGTACTTATTATAGCATACGGTGTACCGTATGTCAATAGTTTTTATAAAAATTTTTTAATTTTTTTTCAAAAACTTTTCTATCGCTTCTACTGCAACGCTTGTATAAGTTCTTCCTTCTTGTTTCAGTTTAGTATCCAATGCTTCTGCTAGATATAAAGGAATTTTAATGGTGTATCTTTTAACACTGTTTTTTTCATTTGCATATTCTCTGGAATAATTACGATGTTTCTTAGTTTCCATATTAAACACCTCCTGTAATAACGATATTATAACATACACGGAATACCGTGTCAATAAAAATTTAAAAAAGTTGCACCTTTTTTGCACTTTTTTTAAGTAAAAAACGTGTTATAATAGTAACATGGAAAAAATATAATATAGAGTTTTGCAGGAGTTTTGCATTTATTTATAAGTGTAGAACTCTTTTTACATGGAGAAAAAATGAATTTTGAAAGGTGTATAAAAACACAATGTAAATCTTGTAAATTTTACAATAGCTGTTTTAAAAAGAAAAATGAAAACAAGAAGAAGAAAGTAAGAGGAAAAAGATGACTAATATTTTTTATTTTAAAAGTATAAGCGAAATAGGAGGAGGAAAAAAGAATGAAATACAAAGTCAGAGCATTAGATACTTATAAAAGAATGAATGTCAGAGATGAGCAATTAAATCGAGTTCCAGAACCTGGAGAAGAATTTATAGTAAGTACAGATAGACTAGAAGTGTTAAGCGGAAACAATTCATATGAAGTAAAATTTGTCGAAGTAGTTGAAAAGATAGAAGAGACAGAACAAATAGAAACAGCAGTAAAAGATATAAAAACAGAGAAGGCAATTAAGAAAACGACAAAGAAGAAAACAAAATGACACAAAGAGATAATCCATTAATTGCTGCTAAATACAAAAGCAAGAAATGGCAAAAGCTAAGAAAACAAAAACTAATAGAAACAAACAATCTGTGTGAGAGATGTTTAAAGAAGCGGAATATATAATCCAGCAGTAATAGTACATCATAAAGAATATGTTACTGATACAAATTATGAAGATGATAACGTATTTTTTAATATAGAGAACTTAGAAAGCTTATGCAAAGATTGTCACAACAAAGAACACTTTGCAGATGAACAAGAATATATATTTGACGAGAATGGAGATGTGATAAAGAATGGATGACAATGAATTATACAAAAAAGTAAGGGCAAGGGTAAAAAATAAAATAAAAAATGCAAGCGATAAAGATATAATAATAGACCAAGAAAAAGAAATTATGTATTATAGAAAAACAATTGAACAGCTTAAAGAAAAAACAAAAATATTCGAGGAAGATAATGAATTGCCAAAGCAATATGAAAATGTAGATGAAATACGCATTAAGAATGAAGATTATATAATTAAGTACAATAGAGATATAGATATTTTTTTATTAAGTGTACGTTTTATAAAATTAGTTAATGATAAAGAAATAATAAGAATTGCTAAAATGAATGAATTTGATATAACTAATATTACAAGGCAAAAAATATATGAACAAGAACACAATATAGATGTTATGTAAAATGAAAAGCCCCCCCTATGTTCTATTAATGTTATGCTAACGGGAGAACGGTGGGTGGGGGCTTCAAAAAATATGCAAGTCATTTTATGTGAGGGGTGTAGTAAGGAGGTGTAGATGTGGAAGAAGAAAAAATTAACATGCGTGAAAAAATAAGTGGACAAGAACTTATTGATAAAAATAAGAAAATTGCCAAAGAAACGAACAAATTTAAAAAATTATTTAAAGAACTACCAGAAAACAAAAAGAAAATGGTAGAAAAACTAATTGAAAATGCTTCTTTTATGTCTATAACACTCGATGAACTTAAAGAAGATATAAAAATATATGGTGTAAAAGAAACATATGTAAATGGTAAAGATCAGTTTGGTTTTAAGGAATCAATAGAAAGTAAAACATATAATGCAATGGTAAAAAATTATATGAATATAATAAAACAATTAAATGATATGTTACCAGAGGATAAAAAGATAAATGAGGACGATGAATTTGAACGATTCAATGGTTCTCTATGACATATATTGAAGAATATTATCAATTTTTACTTAAAAACCCAGATAAGGCTTGCTATAAAGTTTTAACTACATATAAGAAACTTGTAAAAGATTTATATAATCCAAAACAAGTTTCTTTTTTTAATGAAATAACTGAAGAAGAGGAAACACATACATACATATTTAACGAACAAATGGGAAATAGACCAATTGAGTTCATTGAAAAGTTTTGCAAACATTCAAAAGGAAAATGGGCTGGAAAACCTGTCATATTGGAATTGTGGCAAAAAGCTTTTATTCAAGCATTGTTTGGATTTATAGATAAAAAAACAGGATTTAGAAAATATAAAAAAGGAATACTAGATGTTGGAAGGAAAAATGGTAAATCTACAATCGATGGTGGACTAGGTAATTATATGTTAACATCCGATGGAGAAGGAGGAGCGGAAGTTTATTCGATAGCGACTCAAAAAGACCAGGCAAAAGTTGTTTGGGAAGAAGCTAAAAGAATGATTAAAAAAAGCCCTGTTTTAGCTAAAAGAGTAAGATGCTTAGTAAACGGTTTATTTTATGATAAAACGGAAAGCTTTTTTAAAGCACTTGCATCTGATTCTAATTCTCTTGATGGACTAAATGCTCACTTTGTAATATGTGATGAAGTACATGCATGGAAAGATAAAAATTTATTAGATGTTATGTATGATTCAATGTCTGCAAGAGAACAGCCTTTACTTTTAGAAACATCAACTATGGGAACTGTTAGAGAAAGTGTATTTGATAATGAATATGAATATGCTTCAGCAATAATCGATGGATATGAAGGAAAGGAAAATGGAATTGTAGATGAAACAGTTTTACCAGTAATATATGAACTCGACAGTCCAAGTGAATGGCAAGACGAAAAGAAGTGGTACAAAGCTAACCCTGGACTAGGTACTATAAAAAACATCAAAGATTTGAGGGATAAAGTAAATAGGACTAAAAATAATCCGAGTGAATTGGCTAATTTATTGTGCAAAGATTTTAATATTAGACAAAATGAACAAGATAAATGGTTGAACTTTGATATTGTAGAAAATAAAGATACATATGAAGTGGAAGATTTATTTGATACATACGCAGTTGGGGGAGTTGATTTATCAAGTACAACTGATTTAACTTGTGCAACTTTACTAATAGTTAAGAGTAGTAAAAAATTTATAGTACAACAATATTTTATTCCAAGTGAAAGATTGGAATTTAAAATAAAAGATGACAAAATTCCCTATGATAAATGGGAGAAAAGAGGGCTCATTACAATATGTGAAGGTGCTAAAGTAAACTACAGTGATGTAACACAATGGTTTTTAAAAATGCATAATGAATATGATATATCAACTTTATGGGTAGGATATGATCCATGGAATACACAATATTGGGTTAAGGAAATGAAAGAACAAGGGTTTGAAATGGTAGAAGTTAGACAGGGTGCGAAAACAATGTCTGGTCCTATGAAACTTTTAGAAGCTGATCTAATAGAAAAAAAAGTAAATTATAACAATAATCCAATACTTAAATGGTGTTTATGTAATACAGCTGTTAAGAGAGATGATAACGACAATATAAGGCCAGTAAAAGGGCAAAAACAAAGAGCAAGAATAGATGGAACGGTAAGTTTAATAATTGCCTACTGCGTTTTAGTTGAAAAAATGAATGATTATTTAGTTTTACAGGAGGAATAAAGTGAAAAAAGAAAAACGAAGTTTATTTAATATGATTTTTGGAAATAAAAAACAAAAAATAATTCAAGATAATATATTAAAATTGTTAAACGGATATAATGCAACATATACGAATATTTCAAACAACATAGAAGACAATATAATTGCAAGACAATGTATTAATACAATTGCAACGCACTGTGCAAAGATGATGCCTAAACATTACCAACAAAAGAAAGAAACTAAAAATCATGTACAAGGTTCTATAGATTATATTATAAGCAAAAAACCTAATCCATTTATGACAATATATGATTTTATTTATAAAGTGATAAGTATTTTACTAGCACAAAATAATGAATATATTTATATAGATATAGATGATAGTGGATATTTAAGAGCTTTGTATCCACTTAATCCACTGTTTTGCACATTAGTGGAATACGAAAAAGAGGTTTGGCTAAAATTCCAATTCATTGACGGAAATACATACTATGCAAAATATGATAAAGTTATACATCTAAGAAACTTTTATACAAATCATGATTTTTACGGAGATACAAATGAAGTCTTGGATGGAGCTATTGAAACTCAGACAGTTGCTGATGATGGAATAAAAAATGCTATTAAAATTAGTGCTTCGCTGCGAGGGGTATTAAAGGCATCTCAGTCTATGCTTAAAGATAAGGATATTGAAAAAATGAAAAGCGAATTTGTAAAATCTTTATTATCTAGTACAGATGGAATTGGGGGCTTAGATTCAAGATTCGATTTTAAAGAGATAAATTTAAACCCAGTATTATTAGAAAAAGAACAGCTAGAAATGGTAAATGGAAATATATATGGGTATTTTATGATTTCTGAAAATATAATAAAAAGTAAATATTCAGCAGATGAGTGGAATGCATTTTATGAAAGTGTATTGGAACCACGAGCAATTCAAATGGGCCAAGCTTTCACAAATGCAATATTTAATGCAAAAGCAATAAAAGAAGGACATTCAATAGAATTCTCAGTGAATCGTATTAAATATGCTAAAACAGAAACTAAGATTAGTTTAATAAAAGAAGCAGGAGCCTTGGGCTTAATTACAGTTGATGAAGGCAGAGAAATATTAGATTTACCAGCACTAGGAGGAGAAGACGGAAAGAAAAGATTACAAACATTAAATGTTATAAATGCTAATTTGGCAGATAAATATCAAGGAGGGATAAATGATGGAAAAAGCAATAAAGGAAATGAGAATTAGTGAGTTGAGGGCAATACAAGAAGAAAATGATGAAATGATAGTAGAAGGTTATGCAGCAGTTTTTGAAAAAGAAACGGATTTAGGTTGGTGTAAAGAGGTAATAGACAGAGAAGCTTTTAATAATTGTGATATGTCAGACTGTGTTTTAAAATACAACCACAATGACAGTTGTTTGATTTTGGCTAGAACAAGAAACAAAAGCCTAGAACTAACAATAGATGCTGTGGGTTTGAAGATAAGGGCAAAATTAATTGATACAACTCAAAATAAAGACATATATAAGATGATTAAAGCAGGTTTATTAGATAAAATGAGCTTTGCATTTTCTGTTAGAAAACAGGAATGGAATTATGAGACAGATACGAGAAGAATAACTGAAATATCAAAATTATTCGATGTATCAGTTGTTGATGTACCTGCTTATGATGCTACAGAAATATATGCTAGAAATAAAGAAACATATGAAAAAGAAAAACAAGATTATCAGAAAAATAAACTTGAAAAAGAAAAATTAAAATTATTATTAAGTTTATAATCTCGAATGAGAAGCGGTGGTAAAACTGCTTCTTTTTTAGGCGGTAGAGCCTAATAGAGTCTTATAAAAACGGTGGTAAAACTGTAAAAAAATAAAAGGAGGAAAGAAAAATGACTTTAAAAGAGTTAGAAGAAAAGAAGAAGGAATTAAGACAAAGAATTGAAAATGCTAAAACAGAAGAAATGGAAGAATTAAGAAAAGAGATAGAAGCATTGAAAAATGTGGAAATTGAAGAAGAAAAAACAGATGAAAGAAGTTTATTAAAAGGAGCAATAGAAGATTTAGAAAAAAGAGATTTATCTAATGCAAAGATTATTGAAAAACCAGTTAAGGAGGAAAGAAAAATGGAAGAAGAAAAAAATATTTATGAAACTGAAGAATACAGAAATGCATTCTTAAAAAAATTACAAGGAAGAAAATTAAATGAGAAAGAAGAAAGGGCAATGACAACTGCAACTTCAAGTGCAGGGGCAGCAATTCCAACAACAACTTTAAATAAAATTGAAGAAATGTTGAGACAAACATCAGCGTTGTATGACGAAGTAGATGTTTTAAATATACCTGGATATTTAGCAATTCCTGTTGAGGACACAGTAAATGATGCTTCTTGGGTTGCAGAAGGAACAGCAGCAACTGATGAAAATGACAAGTTAAAATCAGTTAATTTTGCAGCATACAAATTAATAAGAACTATTTCAATAACTGCAGAAGTGTCAAAAATGACAGTATCTGCATTTGAAAATTGGATTGTTAAGAAAATAACAGATAGAATGGCTATGGCAATTGAAAATGCAATACTAAACGGAACAGGAAATGGACAACCAAAAGGAATTTTAAAAGAGACAATAAAAACATTAGAAAGTGAGGAAGCTGGAAAATTCAAATATGAAGATTTATGCAAAATAATGGCTAATCTAAAAGCTGGATACAAAAAAGGGTCAGCATTTGTTGTTAATACTCAAACATTATGGAATGATATAGCAACAATTAAAATTGGAGATAGGCTTGCATTTGTTCCTGATGCAACAGGTGAATTTGCAGGAAGAATATTTGGAAAACCTGTTATTGAGAATGAATTTATAGCAGAGGGAAAAATATTATATGGATTATTTAGCAAATACACAATAAACTGGAACGAAAATATAAATGTAACATCTGATGATTCAGCAGAATTTAGAAGTGGAAATAGAGTTTATAGAGGTATGGCTTTGGTTGATGGTAAAACAGTTAATGCAGAAGCTTTTGTTATAATGAATAAAAAAACAGCTGCAAGTGTGTAGTTAAAAAACGGAGGATTATATGGAAGATAACATAGTGAATTTAGCGAAGCAATGCTTGAGCATTGCTTCAAGTGCTACATTAAAAGATGAGGAAATAAAAATGTGGGTTTTGTCAGGAATTGAAGACTTGAAACGTCAAGGTATTAACGTTGATTTAGAAAATTCATTAATTCAAGCATCAATTGTAATGTTTGTAAAATCTAACTTTGGGATGATAGATTTAAAAGATAAAGAGCTTGCTCAAAGAACATATAATTCTCTATGTAGTAATTTGAGTTTAAGCAGTAACTTTAAGGAGGATGACAATGCGTGATGTGAGCTGTAAATTAATATCTATTATTTCTGAAGCTAATAGTATTGGAGTTAATAAACCCAAAAAGATAGTAAAAAAAGAAATACCTATAATTAGAATTGAAGATATATTTGCAAATGAATTTTATATTGCAAATGAAAAAGGTCATAAACCTTCTTTAAGACTTCGTATAAGTGCTTTGAATTACTCTGATGAAGAAGAATTAGAATATATGAACAAAAAATACTCAATTGTAAGAATACAAGAGGTAACAGCAGATGAAGTAATTTTAGTATGTGAGAGGAAAATAAAAAATGTCTAAATCTATTAAACCAGAAGAGTTACAAGAAGCATTAAAAGAGTATATGTCAAATTATTTAGAAGATATTGAAGAAGGAGTAAAAGAAAAGACTAAAGAAATAACAAAAGAAGCTGTAGAAGAATTAAAACAAATATCCCCAAGAGGATATGGAAGAAAAGAGCCATATTATAAAGGATGGACAAAACAGGTAGGAAAACAAAATAAAGGTAAATACACAATTAAGATTCATAACAAAACAAATTATCAACTTACACATTTGCTGGAGTTTGGACATGCTACTAGAAATGGTAAAATGACTAAAGCTATTCCACATATTCGACCAACGGAGGAAAAATACAACAAACTATATGAAAAAGCAATTACAACAGTAATAAGGAGGAGGTCTAAATGACATTAGAAGAATTAAAATCAAAAAGTGAAAAAGAGGGCTTTCAATATGCTTATGGTAAGTTCGAAAAAACAGTAGAACCTCCACATTTAGTGGCAAAAATTAGCGATACGAAAAATTTTATGGCAGACAATAAAGTTTACAAAAAGAACTTGCCAATAAAATTGGACTATACTTATATAGTAAAGAATGTAGAAGAACAAAATAAAATAGAGGATAAAATTCTAGCCGATGTGGCTTGGAATAAAACAGAAGAAACTTACATTGCAGATGAAGAAGTCTGGCAAGTAAGTTATTTTTTTGAAATTTAAGGAGGAAAAAATAATGGGAAATAAAATTTTATTTGGAATTAAAAATGTATATGTTGCAAAATTAACTGAAACAGATGGTGTTATAACTTATGGTACACCTTTTAAAATGCCAGGAGTAACGGGATTTTCTCCTGAACCACAAGGAGAAACAACCAAATTTTTTGCTGACAATACGGTATATTTTATAGCAAATTCGAACCAAGGATACGAAGGCGACTTGGTACTAGCAATTACGCCAGAAGAATTTTTAACACAAATCTTAGGACAAACTAAAGATGCTAATGGAGCTGTAATTGAAAATGCTGATGATAAGGATGCAAGATTTGCTTTAATGTTTGAGGGAGATGGAGATGCTCAAAACAGAAGATGGGTGTATTGGGATTGTAAAGCTTCAAGACCATCAAGAGAGAACAATACTAAAGAAGAAAGTATTGAACCAGGCACAGATAGCTTACCTATTACAATAAGTCCACGTTCTACTGACCGAGCAGTTAAGTGTTATATTGAACCAAGTGAAAAAAATCAAAGTGTTTATAACAAATTTTTCGAAAAAGTTTATGAAAAGGATGCTACAGCTAGTGTCTAGGAGGTAAAAATGAAAAAAATAGAAATTTGCGGTAAAGAGTATCCAATTGAATGTAGTGCATATTCTTATGTTAAATTTGTAAATTTTTTTAATAAAAGTATGACAGAAGATATACAAATATTAAAAGATTATTTGGTAAGGCAAACAATAATTTCAAAACAAGTAGCTGAGAAAAACTTAAGTGATCAGGAAAGAATTGCTTTCGTATCTGAATATATGCAAAAATATGTAGGAGAATTTATAAGCTCAATAACAAGAATTGCATGGATGATGATATATACAGCGAATAAAGAAATAGAAGAATATGAAAATTGGTTAAAATCTATAAAGAAATTTAATATAGATGATGACTGGATTGTTGAGGTAGCGGAAATTGCCGTAGATTGCTTTTGTTGATGATAAACTTACTCAAGAATTAAATAAAAAAATTAAAGGAGAAAGCTCAAAAGAAGTATTTCCAGAACATGAATTTATAGCATCATCTTTGAGAATAGGTCTAAAATTAAATGACTTGAAAGAGTTAAGCTATGTTGATGTTATGAAAATTCTTTTGAGTTTCCTTCCAGGAGAAGAAAAAAAATATAAGAAAGCAACACAAGCAGATTGGGATAGACTTGCATTGTCATAGTCTATTTCAATTTTTTTATGAGGTGTAATATGGCAGGTAGTATTAAAGGAATAATTGTTGAAATAGGTGGAGATACATCAGGGCTACAAAAAGCTTTAAGCAAAGTTAATTCTGTATCATCTAGTTTGAGCAAAGAACTAAGGGGAATTAACTCTTTACTGAAATTAGACCCCAAAAATACAGAAATGTTGAAGCAAAAACAAGATGTACTAAATGCAAGCATTTCAACAACTCAAGAAAAATTAAAACAACTACAAAGTATAAAAGATGAAGCTGACAAAATGATGTCAGAGGGCACAAAAATAAATGAAGAAAACTATAGAAGCTTACAAAGAGAAATATTAAAAACTCAAAACAAATTGTCAGATTTAAAAAATGAAGCTTCAAACTGGAATAAAGCAGGGAAAGTAATACAAGAATGGGGAAAAGATTTACAAGATGTAGGCTCTAAAATAGATAATTTAGGAAATAAATTAACAACAAGGCTTACTTTACCGATTGCAGGATTAGCAACAGCAGGAATTAAATATAATGCAGACATTGAAAAATATACAAAATCATTTGAAACATTTTTAGGGAGTGCAGAAAAAGCATCAAAAGCAGTTGAAAACATAAAAAAAGATTCTTCTAAAACACCTTTTGATGTAACAAGTTTGGTTCAGGCGAATCAAATGCTCATTTCAGCTGGTGAAAATGCTGGCGATGCTAGAGAAATAATATTAGCTTTGGGAGATGCTGTTACTGCAACAGGTGGAGGAAATGCTGAATTAACTAGAATGGCAGCAAATTTACAACAAGTTAAAAATGCTGGTGAAGCAACGGCATTGGATATTAAACAATTTGCGTATGCTGGAATAGACATATATGGATTATTGGCAGATTACACAGGAAAATCAGTTAAAGAAGTAAAGGATATGAAAATATCTTATGAAGTATTAACAGAAGCTTTGAAAAAAGCAAATAAACAAGGTGGAAAATATTTTGAGGCTATGTCTAGTGCTAGTGAAACTTTAACAGGACAAGTTAATCAATTAAAGGCAGAAGCAAAAGATGCTATGGGAGATTTGACTAAGAGCTTAATGCCTGTAGCAAAAAAAATAATAACAGGAGCAAAGGAATTAATAAATAATTTTGATAAATTAACGGATAGCCAAAAGGAAAATATTGTTAAAATTGGTTTAATGGTAGCCGCAGCAGGACCTTTACTTAAAATAGGTGGAACAGCAATTACAACAATAGGAAAAGTAACAAAGGGAATAGGAATATTTACAGAAGCAATTGGTTTAGCAAAGAATGGAATAGGTGATGCAACAGGGGAAAGTGCCAAACTAGCAGAAATGTTTCAAAAATTAACAAGCCCAGCGGGAATTGCAGCAGCAGGAATTACAACTGCAATAGCAATAATTGTAACAGAAATAAAAAAAGCAGAAAAAGAAACAAGAGAAAAATTTTCTACTATGGGACAGGCAGCATCGGATTTTTATATGGGACTTCAAAGTGCAGAAGGATACTTAGAAAATTTCAATTCAACATTGTTTGCAAGTGCTGAAGAACAAGAAAATCTAAAGAATCAAATGGACGAAGTTCAAAAAGGAATAACAGAAATTTGTAAAACTGCATCTGATGAGCGTAGAGGATATACTCAAGAAGAAATAACTCAATTAGATGAATATTTTCAAAAACTACGTGAACTAAAAAATAGAGAAATAGAAATTCAACAACAGATTGCCTCTGCAATAACTCAACAAGCAGTAACAAATGCAGAAAATTTTCAAGGAAGTTTAGAAGAATACAAAGTACAGTCACAGGAATGGCTTGCTACAGCTCAAAAACAAGCAGATGCAACTATAAAACTAATTCAAGATGGTAGCATAGAAGAAATTGCATTATTAAATCAAAAATATGGTGATGAAGCCACAATGCAAAACGAAGCTTATGCAACAGAATATAACAATGTTATTGCTCAAAGACAGACAAAGATAGATGAAGCAAATAAAGAAGTAGCAGAAATTTATAGCATTTATACAAAGGGATATGCTCAAAGAGCAGATCAAGATGGAGATTTTTATGAACATATTAAACACTACAATTGGGAACAAGAGCAAGAGAACAAAAGATATGCTAAAACATTAGAAGACATTGAGAATGGGCTGTATTTAAGTGAGTATGATAGACAAAATGATAGAATTGGAGCATTGTCAAAACATGCCGATGAACAAAGAAAAATTTGGAAAAATATGTATAAATATATGTCTGATAGTGAAACCGAACAACTAGGAACTTGGCTTGGAATGTTAGCAAATACTGAAATGTATGGAGGAGAAATATCTGAAGAAAATCAACAAATGGTAGATACAATACTTGCTAGTTATGACAGTATGCCAAAGAAAACACGTGAAGCAATGAAAAATGCAATGTCTCCAATGCTAGATGAAATGAAAAATTCTGAATCACAGTTATATACAAAAGCATCTGGAATAGCTGATGGAATATTATCAAGATTAAAGAAATCATTTGACATACACTCTCCATCAAGAGAAACTCGAAAGATCTTTGAAAATGTAATGAAAGGTGCTGAAATTGGTCTGGATGATGAAAAAAACAAATTGTATGCACAAGTAAATGAAATAGCAAATAAAATGAAAACAAGACTTGCTGATATAACGCCAAAAATGGGAACTATAAAGCAATCTGTAATAGACCAAACTAGAACAGTATTTACAACACCAACTTTAAATATATATGCACAAGATGAGTTAACACCTGCAAAAATGAATAGTATTATAGATACAGTAAACAGAAGGTTAGGTAGCAAATACTAGTTGTCGAATTTTGTCGAAAAGTTTTTCTTGTAATATTTTATGATATATTGTAAAATAATTGCAAGGAGGATATGATGAAAAATATTATAAAAAAATGGTGGTTTTGGATTACTATTGCTTGTGTTATTCTTGTTGTAGTTTTAGGTATGATGAAATTCAAGGAACAAAAACAATTAGAAGATACGTATAAAACAATAGGAGAAAGCGCTTCTGATTTCTATACAGGAATAGAAAAAGCAGATACACACTTAGATGAATTTACATATAATTATGAAACAGGAGAAGTAGAATATAAGACAGATACAAGTTGGCTTGATAAATACGAACAAATAAAAGTTGGAATGAGTAAAGAAGAAGTTGAACAAATATTGGGAGAAGGGTTTAAAACACCTGATATTGAAAATGGGTCTTTTTATTTAAATTGGGGAGAGGGACAAGGATTAAATAAAGGACAAGTAATAACAATTCATTTTACAAACAATAAAGTAACTAATAAAACACAATTAAATATAGATTAAAACACTTGCAAAAGCAGGTGTTTTTATTATGCTCAAAAAGAGGTGAAAAAGTGGTAAGAGAATTTTATATAGAAAATGAAACAGGACAACGTTTCTCTATGATGAATGTAGAGAAAGGTTGCTTTTTAAGTTCTCCACGTGGACTTGGATATAGTTACGATATTCAATACTCACAAATAGGAAATGACTTTATACAGAATATTAGAAAATTGACACAAGGACAAATTGGAGGAGAATTAATTTTTAAAAAGTATGATAATTATAAAAAATTCATAGATTTTATTGAAAGTGCAAATTTCTTAAAGTTTGTCTACAAAGTGCCTTTCGAGAATGGATTTACAGAGTATTTTAAAGACATAGACATATCTAATGTAGACAAAAGCGAAATACGGCACAGATGGAGTTCTAAGAGTTCCTGTAACATTTAATTGCAAATCTCTATGGTATGAAGCAAAAGAAGTAGTTTATACAATAGATTCTGTAACAAATGAATTAAGATGGAACTTTCAATGGGATTCAATTTTTACTACTTACGATAATAGAAATATTATATTTGACAACAAGGGGCATGATAATGCTCCTTTTAAATTGGAACTAAATGGAGAAGTTGTAAGTCCAATCATAACAATTTTAGAAGATGATGTTGAAGTTAAGAAATTAGACTTAACAGGATTGACAGTTGCAACAGGAGAAACATTCACATATAACACAAAAGATACAGAGCAAGAAATATATAAGATGTTTAGTGGGGTTAGAACAAATTTATTTGATTTTCTAAACCCTAATTTTATAAATTTCTTTAAATTAAGAAAAGGTGTATCAACAATAAGACTAGAAGCAGATGGGGAAATAACAAGCGGAAAATTAACAATATATGTACAGTATAAAGCTGTATAAAAGGAGGAAGAAAAATGTTAAAAGGTCATGTGTTCAATTTGCAAACGTTTACATCAGAAGCGTTTGCACTTTTTATTGACAAGTTTCTAAATGGAAGATGTGGAGTTGCGAAAGGTTGTACGATGTCTAACACAAATAATTCAGTAACTATAGCAGATGGATTTTTTGTTGTTAGAGGTAGATTTTTGGAAGTCATATCTGGGGTAACTATATCTAATATAACTAATAATGGATATTATAGTTTGATTTGTGAAATAGATTTAAGTAAAACAAACACTGCAGAACAACTAAATCAAGCAACAATAAAAGTTATTTCTGGTACAAGTGCTTATCCGACATTAACTCAACAAGACATAACAGGAACTGGAACAGTATATCAATATGAATTTGCAAGATTTAAAGTAGAAAGTGGAAGTATAACTAATTTTACAGACAAGAGAACATTTGTGGATTTTACAAGCATTTATACTTTAATACAAAATGAAGCACAAAGTGTGTTAGATGATATTGAAGAAGCACTGCAAAATGTTTTAGATGGTAGTGCTTATTTATTAAAGACAGGAGGTACTATAAATGGAGATTTGGAGGTTACTGGTAATATTACTGGTAATGTTAGTGGCCATTCTAGCAGTTGTACACGGCAATTCAGCAACAGCAACAAAATTAAAAACAGCAAGAAAAATATCGCTAACTGGAGCAGTAAGTGGAAATGGTAGTTTTGATGGAAGTGGCAATATAGAAATAGCAACTACACAAGCTAATATTGCAATATTAACTGGAGATATAACATTGGAAAGCAGTGGTGGAAGTGCTACTATTAATTACCCAAGCGGTTTTACAAAAGATAATTGTATAATAATTGCTTGTGGAATAACTTATAATTCTGCGGGTTATAGAGCATTTGGGACAGTTCAAGCAAGTGTATCAACAGGGGCTAGATTAAATCCTAGCAGTATTACTGTAGGTTGCTATCCTATACAAGGTAATACTAGTGGACCAACAGGAACTTTTAACTATAAATTAGTTCTTATGAAAATATCTTAGGAGGTCTTAAATGGAACTCTACATATTATCAAAACAAGATTTAAGTATATTATCTATATGCAAAGTAGCTGATTATCAAATAAATTTAGATGAGGAAACAAATGCAAAATCTACATTTACTTTAATGAAAACAAATGGACTAAAGAAAGAGAACTATATGGTATTAAATGGACTGTACAGACAATTCATATTTGTAATAGATGATGTTCAGACAGAAAAAGATAGTGACGTTGTTACAGTTACTGCCCTTGATATTTCTAATATATTCGATAGAAAAGTAATAGAAAAAAATATAGACATAATGAAGAGCAAGTCTATAGAAGAGTTTTTAGCAAATACAATATCAGAGGACTTTGTAAATTCTGATGATACAGTATTAAATGTTAATTATATAGAAATTTATTGGCATACAAATACGCAAGGAAATGTAGCAACTAATGCAGAAAATGGACTATACAACTTTCATACTTTTTTAACTAATTGTCGTCAATATAAAAATATACAAACGGATTTTAAATTAGAAAATATAGGAAAACCACAAGTGGTTGAAGGCAAAAATATAAATTTGAAAGGTAAAAGTAGAAAAATTACGGGAATAAAATTGCAACGGTTCTTCTACTCAAGCAACAAGAATTGGAAAAAATTTGTTTAATGGAACATTAAAAGCAGGTTTATTTTTAGCAAGCAATGGCGTAACTTTTGTGCAAAATGACAACTA